AAATAAATAAGATAACATTAATGCTGACATAGATTTACAAATATCTGATTTTAATTGTTTAATATTCGGGGCAGGGGGGGGCGGCTCGCCCATCCGTATCGTGAGCCTTCGCTAACGCTCGGCCCACTCTTAGCTTTCTATTATACATTATATTTCTATATATTATTATATATGTTAAAAAGTTAGTTAAAATTAGTATGTTAAGGTATATTTATATATATATTTTATATATAGAATAGGCCCCCGGGGGTATTTCACCTACTTTTTAATCTATATAGCTATCTACATATAGGACCAGTCCTCTTCCACCGTCGGATACCACCGTCGGATACCAGCCAGCTACTTCCACCGTCGGATACCACCGTCGGATACCGTTTCGATATTCTTCCACCGTCTCTCTTATGGAATCCGGCCTTTTGCGTTTAAAATATAAAAAAATTAATTTCCAATATAGGTATATAATGTCTCGTGAAGTTCAAGTTAATGATAATAATGTTTCTCTTGCTGCGATTTTGGAAAAAATGGAAGCTATGGAAAAGAAAATGAATGATCTAATTGAGGAGAATAAACAATTAAAAAAACTGAATCAGAAATTAAAAACAACTTCACAACGAAAAACCAAAAAGATTAAACAGCCAGAAATGCTCTTTGGTAGTATTGATGAAGAATTCTGTGAGGATAAATTAGCTCAATTAAGACAAGATGGTAATATTGAAGGAATTAAATCATATATTAGCGCCTACTATGCCAAAATACCAGATGCTAAATTTGTAGTAAAATATTGTAAATCTGAGAATAAATATGAATACATTGACGATTCCAATTTCAAATCGAAAATATTAAAACCATTAGAAATAAAGTATATTGATGAACAAGGCAGAAAATCAAGACATAACTTTATTGATTGGTTCTATTCATTCGAAAATCCTGGATATAAATTAATTACTGATCCAAATAAGCCTAGAGTCTTTAAACAAGATGGTGTCAGATATTTAAATCTGATTTATGATCAATTACATATTCATAAAGAAAAGAGACCTTTAGAGAGCTATCCAAATAAAATTATTGCCAGAGTACAAAAAGTTTGGAATCATATCAAAGAAGCATGGTGCTCAGGTAAACAGGATCAGTTCGAATATATACAAAAATGGATTTCGCATGTTGTATCAGGCAGAAAAATGAGGACATGCCTCTATCTAACATCAGTACAAGGTATAGGTAAATCAATTATCATTAGATTTCTGGCGGAACAAGTTTTAGGTAATGAATTAGTTTATACAACTTCTGATGTATCGTCATTAGTTGGAAGATTTAACGCACCATTGGTAGGTCGAGTATTGTTTGTCTTAGAAGAGGCTCCATGTGCATCGGCTTATGACTGGAGAATATTAGAAAATAGGCTCAAAAATTACATTACAGAGAGTACTATTTCTGTTGAAAGAAAATGTCAAGACCCAATTAAAGTAAAAAATACAGTTTCGTTTATTATCAATACTAATAACTATGCAATTCGTTTGTCACATGATGATCGGCGCTATTTCCAGCCTGATACGTCAGATAAATATAAGAATAATAAGGAATACTTTACCAAATTAATTAGAATACTTGAAAATTCTGAAGTAGGTGAGGCTTTCTACATGAATTGCATGGAAATTGCTGAAGCTAATAAGGATTTCAATGAGGAACATGATCGTCCTCGAACTGAAAAGATTGATGAAAATATTGCAGATAATGTACCGTCGGCATTTAGATTTATCAAAGAAGCATTCATCATGAAGAAAAAGGGAATAGATATGAAATTCAAGGATTTATATGAAATTTATCTCGAATTCTGTAAGACACATAATATACAATGCCCATTGCATAAATTAGCCTTTGCTGGTGAACTAAAGAAAGTTAAAATTAATTATATCCAATCATCGACTAAACATCACAATGCTAACTGGGTTCAGAATACCTTTGATGAATTGGTTAACATATTCACTAAAACTCATCTCATGAAGGAAGAAGAATTAGGTGATATCGAGGACGAGGAGGCAGGAATATATCCAATTAATGCAGAAGTTCATAATCCTCCAGAACCTAAAAAATGTGATATAGAAGATAAAATTAAATCGGTTCCAGCAGACATTCCTAATCCTCCAGAACCTACAAAACAAGAGCATAATGAAAATAATAATGTAACAAAAGAAATGGCAAAAAAACTTGCAGAAGCTGTAAAACAAACAGTTAAAGATATTAAAAATAAAAAATCTGATAATGATAATAATTCTAATAACAAAGAACTATTGACATTATATTTTTGATTCAAATTTTCGAACTAACTCTGGTACGTCTCTAATTAAGTTCTCCCTCGATTCCCATGTGGCTTCTTCAGGAGGATAACCTTTCCATAATACCAAATAATAGGTTTTCCCTCTAATTATTTTTTTTCCAATAATATCTTTAACAATATAGGTTGACGGTTTCCCAACAATCAACCTATAGTCAGGATCCAATTCATTAGCCTTAACAATCTGTAATTGATTTTTAGTATATGCTACTCGATTATCTATTTTATTTGGGTCATTAACATCACTTAATAAATATAAAGGAGGAGTACCTGGAAATAATAATATATCCTTTACTATTCTGATTGTTGGATCCCAACGTATATCAGAAGCTCGAAATCTACCATGGAGACGCTTCTCACTCAAATAATCTATAGGATTATCTAATATAGCTCGAACTCGTGTTCCTAATGGGATTAATTTACATGCACTGCCATCACATACTGGTTCATATGTCACAGGAGGAGGTTTCCTATATCTTACTGCATTAATCGTAGCTATAATTTTTGGTAATACAGTGACCCATTGTCTTGATGGCTGCCCAGTCAACATTTCTTGAGCATACATTCTTTTCAATAGTGCTTTACCTAAATATAAATTGGTCCTCTCAACTATTGCCAACTGCCGATGTCTCCCTGGTTTAGCATAACTTACATGCACTCCATTTCTTGTAAACCACCGATAAACAGCTCCTTTGAATTCTGTCCCATCATCCATTCGAATGGCCCTTGGAAGCTTCAAAATTCCACGTCGATAAATTCTATAAAATGCCTCAGCAACTTCCTCACTGTCTTTAGATTTTAACGGTTCAGCATCACTAAGTAATGTTGCAATATCAGTTACAACCAGTGCATATCGATAACCTCTATCATTCGGTAAAAATAACAAATCAGCTTGATGGGCAATATTCGGACTATAAACATAATTATAATGAGGCATATTAAGTCCTTTATCTCTGCGAGGTTTAGCGTATAAATTACTAAGCTCATCCTTTCTGACTCGTTTTATTAGTTGTAAATATGGATTAATATAGGGATTAATTAAATTTGCGTTCATATATAAAATTAAAAGATATAAGATAGTTTTAATATGCAAATTCCAGGACCATATATAAAAAATACAAAAATGGAATATAAGAGACAACATGGTATATCTTATACATATCACGGCGACTATACATATAAAAACGCAAAAGAAGTAATTGAAAATTTTTTCAATATTCTCAAAGAGGATAAATTAGGAGGTTATTTTAAAGCAAATATTCTTCTAGCCGATGAAAACGGAAATCTAATAAAATGGTTTTCATTGACAAAAATGATGGATCTGAATAAAGATAGAAATGTAGTTTGGTCATTTAAAAATGATGGTGTAATTTCAGATTCTAATGAATCGTTATTAGAAAATAAACCCGAAAAAATCGTTAAAGGAATCCAAATTATTTATTTTCCAGAAACAGAAGCTAAAGGTGGATGCGGACCTCATAATGATTGTCTCTATGATTGCCTCATGAGACATGCACCTAATATTACAAAAAGGATTTTTCCAAAGCCATCTAGTTTGAAAAGATTTTGTGGACTATCCAGAGATGATAAGATCCCTGTTACATATATTAAAGATATCGAAAATAAAATGCCACAATGTAAAATAGTTGTTACCGGCGACTATGAATATAATTCTGATAAAACTGGAAAATGTATTATTAATATCAAACTAAAGGATTCTCATTATTCACCTGGTAATGTTACTAATATTTTCAGAATTAAAGGTATTGCTTTTGAAGAGAAAAAGCCAATATTATTTAAAGGTGGTGAAAATGTCAACCAAGTTCTATTATACGATGGTGTAAAAGAATATACAATTAGTTACGAAAAGTTTAAGAAACATTATAATAAATGTATTACCAGCAAATATATTTTTATTAAATCTGTAACACCTGATATAAAATCGGAATATCAAGAATTTATTAAAACAGCAGATTTCCTCAAAAAGGCGACTAATGGAACTTATAATTTATATAAGACAGGAAATATAATGAAAACAGCTCTTTATCGTTTCTATACATTAAATTGTGGTTTGGCTGTAGAAGAACTCAGTCCAGATGAAGCAAAATGGATTTTAAATAGCATGTCAGGAGGTATTATATGGTATGCTAAAGACTATAAAGGGCCTGCTCATGAATATGATATTAACTCGGCTTATCCATATATTTATTCTCATTCACTATTTACTTTTCCTATAAAACGAGGAGAATTTCGTCATTATACACAAAGCGAATTCGATAATTTAAAATATCTTCCACATGGTATATTTCGTTGCATAATTGAAGGAATCGATCGTCGATTATTCAGAGTAAATTTTGAACATTATTATACATATCATGATCTGAAACGAGCACAAGAACTGGGATATAAAATTAAACTAATTGAGGATGGGTTGCCTAATGCTCTATTATATCCTGCTTCATGTTGTATTAATGGAAATAAAGTGTTTAGCTTATATGTAAAAGAATTAATCGAACTCAAAACTAAATATCCTGAATATAAGTCTTATTTCAAATATTTACTCAATTTTATATGGGGTTCACTGTGTGCAAAAAATAAAAATAAACAAATATTGAATTCTGATGTCCCCAGCAAAATAGAAGGAGATATAATTCTTGATTTGTTGCCGTATTATAAAGATGAGAAATATTATATCGTTAAATCAGTAACATACGATGACATATTTATGACCCCATTTGCTAGAATTGGGCCATTTATTCTATCTAAAATGAGATATATCTTATCTCGTCTTATTGAGCCACATTTAGAACATATTGTCCGAATTCATACTGACGGTTTCTATGCTACTCAAGAAATTAGATTTGAAAAAACATCTAATGCTATGCATTCTCTTAAATTGGGTCAAAATATAGGCGACATAAAACATATTGAACACAAATATATCGAGATTATTAACGGCCATTGTATTGTTAAATAAATATATATAATATTTTATTATATATATTTATTGAATGGATCCCATTAGCATAACATCTCTTGTTATTGCTTGTACTGTAGTCATTGAAAGAGTTGTTTATTACTTATTGCGTTATGTAAAAAATTCAAAATGCAGTAACTGTTGTTCTATGAATACCAGAGATGAAATAGACAATGAACAAAAAAATAATAATACAGCACAACCTCGTAGATAAATTAAATAACAGTCTCATAAAATTTCCAATTCATCTGTTCACAAATCGATTTCCACAGGTTATCATGCTCAGCAATTTTCTTCTTATTTTTGAGCAGATGTATAAAAGGTAAATATTCATCATATTGCAGCAACTCGCATATCTTATATATAATATAGCTGTATCTCAAAAAATTTTTGCGTGATTCTGATTTATTTTTTTCGAATGGGATTTGCAATTTAATAAATAGGTCTTTAATTTTATTTTCATGATGATATTTTATCCGCAGCTGCTTTTTGTTAGTTAAAAGGCAATAAATGGGAGTTAAATTATAGTAATATTTACTGTAATTTAATTCTTTTAGAATATTATACAGTTGATCAATAGTTAATGTATTTATGTCAATTTGTCTTTTTTTTAACTCCCGTTTAATCTTTTTCACAATTTTATCAGGTATTTGTTTATTGGTTCGACCTTGCAACTGATCTAAATAGTTTTTTAAATGATTAATCCGCTTATAGATACATTTGTTTCTAATTGAATGAGTTTTTTCAATCGATTTCGAATTAGTTGAAAAAATTACTTGATCACTCACTAATCCACATTTAGGGCATACATATTCATTATCAGCTATTATCAAATCCTCATGGCAATCTCTGCAGATATTTTCATTTGGTTCAGTCTCTTTCTTTTTGTCAGATAGTTCATCCAAAATATTCAAAATTTCTTCCATTAAATCTACTTATAACTAATTTATAATAATTTAAACGCATAATTATATGCGTAGTGAAGTTCAAAGTGTATTATTTGATAAAGATTTATTTACACGAAGAAGTGCAATAAGTTGGTTAAGAAGACATGGATTTAAATATTCTAAAATCGATGAAACTAATAGATATTACCGGTTTAGGCAATTTACACCTAATAAAAACAGAAGACACCGAATAAAAGAAATAGATGATGGAATTAAATTTATTTTTGAATTTGATAAATAATATATGCTATATAATATATAAATATGAGTGTTGGATTATTACGATACAGTTTTAATACTGCAATATTTAACAATATTAGTACAAATAGTTCCTTCTATGTCTCACCTGTTACTGGTATACAATCTTTCAATTTAACATCTGGAAGTTTGACATTATCAGGTACAGTAAAAACATATTATTTTATATATGGTAATGCATTAATTATGGTTTTCTTGTTCCAATCATTAACATCATCTGGCAGTGGTACAGCTCAATTCAATATCCAAGTTAATCCTCCTGCTCCTGGCGCATTTGATCCAATCTTGTCCAATTACAATCATACAATACCTTCACAATATGAACCAGATATTGGTGTTGTAAGTTATATTCCAGGAACAGGAACACTGACATTAAATATTACTGCTACTTTTAGCAATATAACTTTTATTACTGCTGTGGTTGGATATGACGCATTTCCTAGTATTATTTAAACGGAATAAATATTATATATTCTATAATATATAATATGAGTTCTGCGCCAATTTTTTATAAGACAACATTCCCGCCAATCGATTTAGAAGAAAGTGTTCAGACAAAGTTATTAGTTGCACAAAGTCCACAGGAAATCAGATATATTACATATCCTGCTACTAGTTTTTCACAGAGTAACTGTACTTTTGCTATTATTCCACCCAGCCCATCTTCAATTATATCACGATTAGCTAGAATTCAAGTCCCAGTAACAGTATCTATTAATGGTACACTTAATACAGCACAATATCCACAAGTTCTTCAGGCTAATGTTTGGAATACACTTTATGGTGGGTTTGCTGATTTCCCACTGCATAAAAGCATTGCTACATTAACATTTTTGTTAAATAATCAGTCGACATATATCCGAAGTTCTCAGATTATGGATAAACTTCTTTATTATTGCAGAAGCGAAGAATTGATTGCTGGTACTGGATCACAAACTCCTAGTATGCTTGATCAAACATTCCGATACTTTATGTCAAAACTATTCGTAACGTCTCCGTTTGGATTTTATGGAGATTCCTATAATCATACATCTCGTAACAGTTTCCCAATTAATGTATCTGCTAATCCAACATTAACTCCAGCTTCTACAAATGGAACAGCGACATTAACAGCAACATTCACTGAACCACTAATGATTTCTCCATTGATTTTTGATGAGCATTGGTATAAAAAACCAGGTTTTACACAAATTACACAATTCTCAGTAAACATCACATGGGATCCAGTACAACTAAATAGAATATTCAGACACGATGCAGATTCTGATCCTGTTACATGGAACTCTGTAACTGTAACTTTAGGTCAACCATTACTTATCCTCGGATATTATACATTGCCTAGTTACATGGCTATTCCTCCAATGATTAGTTACAATTATTCTCAGGTCCAAAATTTCATTTATCAGAATCAATCACCAATCAATCCTGGAAATTCAGCAACACTATCTAGTAATACTATTCAATTCCAAAGTATTCCCAGACGGGTTTATGTTGCAGTGCAAAATTCCAATAAAACACTAAATGATCCAGATGTATTTTTACCAATCACTAATGTTACACTTACTTGGGGTAACACTTCAGGTATTCTATCAACACTAAATCAACAAGATCTTTATCTTGTTTCTCGTAAAAATGGTTTAATCATTCCATGGACTCAAGCAAGTGGACAAGCTATTCAATTATATAATGGTGGCAATAACCTAACAGTAATTGGAACAGGCCATCCAGTATGTTTAGAATTTGGAGCTGATATTCAGCTTCTAAATGAGACATATGTTGGAATGAGCGGAACTTGGAACTTCCAGATTCAGGTGAGTTGTTTTAATCCAAATTACACCGGAGCTGTTGCTATTACACCAGAATTACATATAATCATTATTTATGATGGCTGGATGACGATCAATAACCAGAATGTATCACTGAATACTGGTTTATTGAGACCAGAGCAAGGATTCAGCATTCCTGCACTGGTTAAAATGCCATATCCACCATATTCTGATTTCTATATGGGTGGTGCATTTAGTTTGAGTAATCTATTATCAGGTATTGGTAGTCACCTCTTCTCAGGAATCAAAGGATTATTAAGTGGACTGATTTTTGGTGATCAATCTTCTGAATCTGGCTCTGAATCAAAAGAAGACGAAAATCTTAGTTCTCAATTAGCTAGATTGCTGCCTCATATTCGAAAAATGTTGCCTAGAAGTGCAGCTAGTTCTTCTTCAAGACGAGCCAGATCGATTGAGGAACAGTTAGAATAAATGAATTATATGATACTATCATATAATTCATTTAGAAACCATATAATTGAATACACATTGCAAAATTCGAAATTGGATTAGAAGTTGTATTCTGAATTTGGAATGTATTATTGCTTCCGTTGTAAACAAATTTTATTCCAGAAAGATCATTAATTAATGCACCGTAACCACTAATAGCAAAACCAGGTAAAGAATATGCATTTGATGTACTAGAAGCAGGCATAGATAAATTATAAATTTCTAGTATATAAGCTTTTATATTTCCAGAAGCTACTGAAGGATTAATAATTGGAAAAACAGAATATTGACCACTAGTTACAGGACCACCTACCATTGAAACATTTTTATATCCTATAGCAGGTTGTTTAGTAACATATCTTATAAGATAATTTAGTGGTAAAATCCATTGATCTAATACACATGCATTAGATGGATTGACACCAGCAACTACTCCTAGACTCATTATATATAATTATATATAACATAATATTACACACCGAATATAACAAATGAATAACTCCTGCTACTTACAACACCACTAGCAGCTACATTAAATCCAGTACATGTATTCCCACTATAAACTGGAACCAAATGAACTAATGGAGATAGATTGTTGTTAAAATCATAAAATTCACAAAAAATAGTTGGTATTGGGTTTACGAAGTTAACTGTTGCACTTTGACCTGCAGCATTAGTAGTTACATTGTTAAGATATACAAAGTAAGCAAGAATAGGTAATTGTTGATATGCTGATAGATTAGGTGTTCCATTTGGATTAATTGCAACGGCTCCTGACAATGAATTAGGAGTCCCAATTATTGGATAAACAGTAGCAGTTCCTGATGTAAAAATTGAGTTCGTAATACTAGCTGATGTACTTCCCATATTCGTTTGGATTCCATTTGCACTAGATAAACTTAATGGATAGAGATTCAGATTAGTATTGACTACTGAGCCGATGGACATATATATATTTATTTATAAAATAATTTCTTATGTTTTAGATAAAGTTTGATACTAGCTGTTGTTCTTGGATGCAACAGTAATGGATAAGTTTGTTGATTTTTATTCTGATAATAAAATGTAAATGACAAACGATCAATTGCTTGATTATAAATGAAATCTGCCCAACGAAACTCTGCAGTAGGGAGATAGTATAATGTGCTAAATTGGTCACCAAATCTATTAACAGGAACAAGAAAATCAGTCAGAATAGGAAAGGATGAAATATAACTAAGATTATTGAATGTCTGAACAGATTGCGCAGTCGGTTGAGGTAGGAACTCAAATCGAACAGGTAGATTCGATGTAATAATAACACTCTGTAGGGAGTTAAATACTGAATCAGTCGGATATTCTTGATACTGAATGAATGCACTATTATTAGTCGATGGATATATTGGACTATTATAGATATTATTATCTAGTTGAATAATATTAAAGGCGAAACAATCTGATATAGGAGAAGTATTCAAGTACGGAAAACTGCTAATGTATACAAAAATGTCTTGATGTATTAATATATATAAGTTATTAGCTTGTGCAACTTGTTTTTGAACAACTAATCGAAATAAACGATCTCTTGGCTCATAAAAGAAATAAGGAGGAGTATTGGCTGGGAAACTCGGATTAGCTGATAAGAAAATTGAATAAGATTGACTCATTATATTGTTCAAAATGGCAACAAAATCATTAATTGTATTATTGTATACTGGACCAGAATATGTTACGAGATAAGAGTTCCCATTATAAAAAATGCCCCCTTTTAATGTCAACGATGTTAAATCATAGGACGGTAAAACATCATATAACGGGCATTCGAATCTTACAATCGATAATTTGTAATCAGATGCATTTTTCAGAACTGGTTTTTCTAATCCAATATCGATAGTGGCAGGAATGTGAGTATCCGTTGAATTGTAAAGTGTCAAGTTAATGAAAATATTGTCTGGATCGGTGTCATTAATCTCAATCATATTATATATAGAGATATATATTTTATGGCACTTTCAAATTTTGACATTAAACATGTCCTAGATGAGTTAGGAATCAAAACAATTATTATTAGATATGAGGAACTTTTTAATACTAAACCGGCGGATCTGTTGAGACGGGATCATATAATATTTTTTGGTTATCCTGACAATATTGGACATTGGACAGCATTATTTAATAAAGGTAATAGAATTGAATTTTTTGATCCTTATGGATTCTATCCAGATGAACAATGGAAATATATTGAGAACAAACAAAATCAAAAGCCTCCTGAAAAAATTTTAAGTAAGCTTCTTGAAAAATTGATACAGATGGGTTATCAAGTAACTTACAATCCATATAATGTTCAAGGATATCTAGTTCAGCATAGTTTTGGACCTATAGAAAAAGAACTGTCAAGAAATGAATGTGGCGAACTGATTATATTAAGATTACTATTAAAGCAGCTTTCGAATCGAGAATTTTACGAATACATTAAAAAACTAGGACCCATTAAAGTCTATTGTATTTTATTTTGTAGTTAATTTATATATTATGAGTAAATATGAATACTCGAGAAAGAAATATCAACTATTTTTTCCTGGCAAGAATCGAAATGACAGTAAACAAAATGACCTGATTATTATATGTGGAGCTAAGGGGGTTGGTAAAACTACATTGGCGAAATATTTAATTAATTTGTATCATAAATATAATCCAAAAGACAATGTTGTTGTATTATCTGGTGTCAAAGAAACTTATGATGATTTGGACTTTGCTAAAATTATTGATTTGGATGAGGCGGCTCGTTTTGAAGATGAGAAATCACAGAATGATTGGTCTGGTGTTCCTAATCCTGCCAATTATAAAAATTCTTTGGTGATATTTGATGACTGTGAAAACTATCCCCATCCCAAAATGAACAAAATTTTAGACAGATTTGCAAATGTTTTAGCACAAAATGGCCGGAATTATAGTATTACAATTATTATTATAATACACCATTTAAATAAGGGAATGAAAAGTTCAACTATATTGAGAGAATTGGATGCATTAATTATATTTCCTGAAAAGTTTGATGTTAATGTTTATAACACATTATTAGTTCATTTCGGAATGCCCAAAGATATATTGAATAAAATTTATGGCAAAAGAGATAAATTTATTTATATTAGAAACAGTGCACCGTTTTATTATTTTGGTTCAAGTGATTTTATACCCAGGAAACTGAAATAATAAAATATATGTTAATAATATATATATGGACTTAGTCGGAATATTAGCGACAATATTAGAACTAATACCAGATTTATTAGTAACTAGTGGAGGCCAACTCATGACTGGTGGAGTTTATACAGGTGGCAGATACTTGACGAGCAGGTTAATGGATCATGTTGATTTTTATGGAGGTGCAAGAAGACGAAGAAAAAGACGTTTAAATCAGTGGGTTAGATTTCTTGTTAAAATGAGGAAAGCATTTAATAAAAAAAAGATTCGAAAAGGGAGATTTAATATTGCAAGAGATTTGTATCGTGAATTTAAAAGAACTGGACAGTTGAATAAGATTTTGAAAACTACTGATGTCCCAAAAGAAATACTGAAGAGATTAGATGATATACTGGGTAGCACCGAAGCTATTAAGAAGGCATCATTGGAAAGTGGTTTACCTGAAATAGTTAGTACTGAAAAGAGTATTGAAAAAGCAAAAGAAGAAGCAGCTAAAGAAGAGTTGCATGAAGCAATGGATGAGGCTACTAAATCGATTGTTGAAGCATACAATGTATCACCTGAAACACAAAAAGAACTAGTTAAAGAAGCGGTTGAACAAAAACAGCAAGAATTGCTTCAACTTGGAAATGAAAAAGCTTTAGATAAGGATGTAGTGGAACAAGCGGCTGCTCAAGCAGCTGTAACTGCTCCTAATAAGACGGCAACTGAATCGATTATTGAAGCTACAAGTGAATTGACTGGTACCCCAACAGAAGTAATTAAAAAAGATGCCCAAATAATTTCGGATATTACAAAACTGATAGATTTTCCTATTGAAAGTAAACCTCAAATACCTGAAGAGTTATCCTTCTTAGGATTAGAAACTGAGGAACCACCGTATACTAAAACAGAACCATTAGAAGAGAGCGGAAATCCAGCATTTGTAGAATCTACAGTAATGCCATTAGAATCTACTCCTGTTGGTAAAAGTAAACTAGAAGAATTGAGAAAAGAATTGAAAAAACAGGAACGTGAAGAAATAGAAAGAGGGTTATCAGAAATATTTGGAGTTCATGAAAAAAGTATTGAAAGTCCTGAAAAAACTATTGAAAGAGAGGCTGTTGAATCTATAGGAACTGGAATTATTACTGGAGGAGCTCGAGAACCAACTAAATATAATTTATTTATTAAAAAAGAAATAGGAAAACTTCGTAAAAAGTATCCTAACAAAAAACCTCGAGAAATTTTTAGAATGGCTGCTCAAAGGTGGAAATCAAAAGGTGACATAACGGGCAGTAAATTTGAACGATCCAAAAAAAGTCCTGAGCGAAGAGCCAAAAAAGAAAGTTCTGAGCGAAAAGCCAAAAAAGAAGGACATGAGGCAACTAGAAGAAGGAGAAAACCAAATAAATATAATTTATTTATTAAAGAAGAAATAGGAAAACTTCGTAAAAAATATCCTAACAAAAAACCTCAAGAATTATTTAGAATGGCTGCTAAAATGTGGAGATCAAAAAGTGATACAACAGCAACTAAACGAACCAGAAGTTCTAAGTCAACCAGAAGAAGACGGCCTACACGTAAACAATATATTGAAAGAGAATTGAAGAGACTAAGAAAAGAATATCCGAGAAAAGATATTAGAAAATTAAGAAGAATGGCTGCCAATGAATGGCGAGCTGCGTATGAATAAATAACGAAATGTAATGTAGTATATTTTATACTATATTATATATTATGATTAGAGGAGGATTTTTTACTACATTTACAATATATATATGGCCGGGTTCCATAAGAGAGACGGTGGAAGAATATCGAAACGGTATCCGACGGTGGAAGTAGCTGGCTGGTATCCGACGGTGGTATCCGACGGTGGAAGAGGACT